GGTGGGCTTTAGCTTCTTCATCATAAGCTATGTAATCAAATCTACTTCTCATACACCCCCCTAATACGCCCTAGAAATGCCACGTGGGTCAGCAACTGTACCTTCAATCATGTCATCATTTACTAAGATGAACTCTTCCCCATCAACAGAGAATCGTGAACCACGATATGCTCCAATTAACACGAAATCACCTTCTTGACACCAAGGGCCTGTTGGAAATTTTACTTTATCTTCATAAGCCATGTTGCCTACTTTAAGCACCATACAAACTACAGCACCTGCCTCTTCTTTCTTTTTGAAAGCGTCTGGCATTTCAATACCACTTGCTGTTTTATCCACTATCTTAGGTTTAATCAATAAAAGCTTGTAACCTACCGGATCTGGTAAGCGGTCAGCTAATGACTCTCCTTTTTCGATAGTAGCATCCGTATCTATATTTCCTATATCTTTGGTACTCATTAATTTTCTTCCTCGATTTTTTGCAGGTCTTTTAAACGATTAAGAGCTAAGGACAGACCCGTTATTGTCCCTACCAATAATTTATAAGACGGATAGTCTTCTACCCGCCCTCTTGCGAGGGCATCAGTGTGAGCGGCTATTTCGTCCTCAATATCTCTACGCAGTACATCTAGTACAGTTTTCATCTATTAACCCATAGGTGGTTGTGGAGGTGGTGCAGGTGCTGACGCTCCTTGTGGTGGTGGAGGCGCTGCTGGAGCCCCTTGTGGCCCAGCTAAAGGCATTGGTGGGGCCGCGGCTTGTCTTTGAGCTTCTATCTGTTGAGTAGCCATATCCATTCCTTTAAATAACCCTTGAACCTTAGCGTCTTCGCCTTGAAGCATTAATTTAGCCTCATTGTTTAGCATCGCTATCTCTTTACTAGCGTCAATCTTCTTAAGCTCGATCTCTTTTTTGTTATTGATCTCTTGCTCTTTAAGTTGCAACTCTTTCTGCTGCATCTGTACTACAGGGTCTTGTGCTTGCTGTTGAGCCGTTTGTTGGGCTTGTTCAGCTTGGTTCGCTTGTAGTAATTGTTTAGCTGCATCAGCAGATAGTTTTGCCAGTTGCACTGCCATTTCAGGGCTTAACTCTGCATCTTCTGGAGGTAGTGTAGTACCTAATTGAGTCTCTATACCTCTACGGTATTGGAAGCCCACATGCTCCATGATATGCGCCATTAACGCCTGTTTTATGACAGAAGCTTGAGGGTTTTGCCCCATTGCTGCCGCTATCTTAGGGTCAGTTAGCATACTGTTATGCACTGTTAAGTGCGCATCGTGGTCTTGTTCTATGAACGCTTTGACAGGTTTAGCTTTAAGAATATCCATATTCTCTGTAACAGGATCAGTTGGCTTTTGATCTTCTTCCACAATAACTATCTTATCCGCGTCTTTAATACCCATAACTTCAAGCATTTGACGATGTAATACAGGTAAGTTGTATATTTGTGGAGATTGTTGGGCTAACTGAATAGCTGCTTGGTACTGAATGATCCTTTGTGCCATAGTACTAGCGTTTGGATCAGAGACTGGAATAATATCAACCTTATCGTAGTCTTCTTTCTTAGCTGAGGGTTCAGCATCAAACTCTGGCATGTAGTCGTAAGCAGGGGCAGTATAGTCTCTTACCAACGCTGCAATTAACTTAAACTCTTGCTCCATCGAGTAGTGAACACGAGCCTGAACAGCCGACATCACCTTTAGAGTTCTTTCCAAGATAGCCAGTGTAGTACCTACTGGCGCCTCTCCATTCATGTTATCCAGCTTAACATCAGCAACTGCAGCTAATCTACGGCCTTCTTCTACTACGTTTTGTAGTAATGTGAATAATGTTTGGCTTGGCTCTTTATAAGGAAGCGGTAAGATGTTGTCTTTAATATTAGATGATGGAACATCAACGTCTCTCCATTCACCCGGCATAATCGGAGTATCATCACCTTTAATCCTAAGACCCCTAGATTTTAAGCCTCCGGGTAGGTTACTTAGTGTACCTGCATCAATTAACTGTCTGACAATAGAAGTTGCAGATTTAGCAAACCCACCAATAAGATGTATAAGACCGTAGCCATAAGCACCGAAACCGGGGATATAAGTATACTGTACAAAATGTTGCTTAGCTTGTTTAAGAGGGTCATGTTCATCCCAGTTACGTCTAATAGATAAAATCTCTTGTGTGCCTTGTTCAATCGTCACAACATACGGTAGGGCTATGCCTGTCTCTTCACCTGAGTCATCATCAACATCTTCAAACCCAACAAGGTCTAACTCAACCTGCATCTCTAATAGTCTGTATCTATTGTCGTATGTGGCTTTATACCCATCAGCCTCGTCTTTGCGTTTCTGAATATCGTCAAGGTCTTTTGTTGGCTCACCAAGGTCTATATCACGATAGAACTCCGCATACTGTAGCTTCTTAACATCATTCTTGGTTTTACGCATGACATGAGTCAGTCGCTCTGAAGTACGCGCATCAGAGGCTCCATAGGGGATATACAGATCTTCCGCAGGTACAAACATACTTACCTGACGGTTTAGTGAGGGGTCAAAATATACTTTCTTAAACGCGGCTCCTGCCAATGCTAAGGACCACAACATCTTTTCGTGTTCAGGTCTAAACTCAGTCATTTTTTCCGTAAGCTGGTAGTTCATGTCTTCTACAACACGTTCCGCAGACTTCTGGGTATCAGGGTCGTCTTTACCGATTATTCGGGCTTTTACAGGTCCCTGAGCAGGAAATGTTTCAGAGATCATCTCAGACTGAAAGCGGATAGCCGCTTCTGTTAGCATGGGGTGGTATACACCACAAGCACCTTGCCAAGGTTCTGAACGCTCTTCAATTTTTAAACCTAACAAATCTAAGCCGTCTATATAGGTAGACTCCCACTCTTTACGAGCGTTCTTGTCATTGTTAAAGTCATCAAGTAAGTCAGCTACTAGTGAGGCCATATCCGCCTCATCCATGTACTCCGCGAGGTTCGCATCAAACCCCGGCTCTTGTTCCATCTCTACATCAACTTCAGTCTCAATAGGATCCATCGGATCCCCTATATTAACCTCTATTGGCGCTTCATCATCTTCTGTTAAAAAGGGGCTCTGCGGTTGCATCGCCTTAAATATGTTGTTTGGAACTTCAGCCATTGATGGATCCTTAAGTTATTTTTTAAGTGTTGCCCTGTTAGTACGGGGATTGTATGCATACTCTTCAGTGGGCCTATTACTTCGTTTACTAGCCCTATCGAGCGCACGTTCTTTAGCGGTCATATCATCCCGTTTTTTACCCTTAGTTGTTAGCGTTTTTCCATCTTTTCGTAGCTGTTTGTTTTTCTGTAGTAGGCGAATGGCAAATTCTTTATCTCCTACTTGAGCAGCTAACCTATCCACTAACTGGTTTTTACCCATAAACTTTTGTGTAGCCATATCAACCTCAATAATAGTTAGCTCGTTTCTTATACATCCAGCTATCTTCATCAATATCCTTATCTTTAGCAGATCCAATAAAGCCCCCAGATCTAAACCTAGCAAGAGCTAAAGTTACAGCATCCACAAAGTCATCATTCCTACCTGCTGGAAACGAGGCAATCTCATTAATTACTTCATCAGCCCATCGAGTAAGAGGAGCCCATACTTTACCAGAAGCAAAAATATCAGCCACCGCATTAAGTCTTGATATCTTATCTTGTCCGCGTGAAGGTGTAAACTCTTGGACAGGAATGCCCATACGTCTTAACTCGTATATTAGCGGAGCTCCTGATGCTTTCTTCTCAACAATAACCCCGTCAGGCTCCCACTCTTGATAAAACTCTAAAGTCCTTTGCTTTAAATCAGGGAACTCTAAGCGTTCTCGCCAAGCCTCTAAAAGTATTAAATTTGGTTGATCTCCGTCTTCAGGATTGTTCCAAACACCAAATATCACAATGGCACTATAGTCAGCACTGGTCTTTTTCTCAAACGCCGTATCCATTGACATCAACAAAAAGTCACAATCAGGGGGATCTTTTTCCTTCCATTCTTGCCACCACTCTCTCTTGATTATGGCTGTTGCTTCTGATGTCGGTTGTTGTTGATACTGCGCTTGCCATTTACTTGCTGGAATTTCGTTACGTACAGCTTCAAGTTCTTCAATGTTCCAAAACTCAGGCCATAGTGGCTTGCCACTGGGTAATATAGCAGGGAACTCAACAACCTCCCATTTATCTCCGCCATTCATAGCAGAGTGCTCTAAAATCTGTCCTGTAAGGTCTCTCATGGACCATCGGGTCATAACGATAATAATGGCTCCCCCAGGCTGTAACCGCTGTCTTGGACCTGATGAATACCAACTAAAAACCTTATCGTAAACTTCAGGGTTAAACTGAGCTATAACGGCTTCGCCTTCTGAATGAGGGTCATCAATAATGAGCAAATCAGCACCCCGCCCAGTAACGGTGCCACCAACACCAGCAGCAAAGTACTCGCCATTAAAGTTTGTATTCCAGCGTCCCGCTGCCTTGGAATCCGTGCGGAGCTCGACTTCTGGGAATATTCGTCTGTATTCATCTGAGTTTACCAAGTTACGTACTTTACGACCAAAACCCTCAGCTAACTCAGCAGTATTGCTTATCTGCATTATCTTTTTCTTAGGAAACTGCCCTAAGAACCACGCGGGTAATAAATAAGACGCAAACTCAGACTTGGTATGCCTCGGCCCAAGATTAATAATAATTCTTTTCTTTTCACCACGAGCAACAGCCTCAAAAAGCTTCGCTATACGCCTATGGTGCGCACCACTAATAAAGTCAGGCCACACTGAATTAACAAAGGCTATATAATCTTTTCTGGCATGGGCTCTTTCTTTACGGGTGTTTAGTTCTTGTATAACGTCTAATAAAGCTGCTTTTTCCGCCAATGGTGCGGCACTAATAAGGGCATCAAAATCTTCTGGGCTAAAGTCCTCAAACACCTACTACCGTCCCTTCAATAACCTTTTCGTCTGATTTATTGAGATATCTTTGCATTGCTTGGCGTAGGGTCTTCTCTAACTCGTCACTTGTTTTATGGGTAATGCTAAGTTCTGTTTTCTCCACCATGAGGCCCACGGTGCTGGTTTTAGCTAGAGTGTCTAGCGCAGATTTACTTATTTTTGGATCGGGATCATTAGCTTGTTGTACTAATTTAGTCAGAACGAAGTTCTGCCATTGTCCCTGTGTTGTAGGCAAGTCAAAGTTGTATTGCCCGAAGTGTTTTTTTAAATATTTTTCAGCTGCAAGTGATGGGGCACTTGTTAATTTTACGCCTTCTTGTGCGGTTTTCTCCGCCCATTTTTTATCCTCTTCTGTTGGAAGCAAAGGTAAGTCGGCAGGGTGATTTAGTTCTTGAAATTTTAGATCCGCAAAAACGTCTTGTGCGTTAACACTAGGTACACCTAGAGGGATTTCAAAGTCATCTGTAGTTTTATTTTTTGTCATGTTCGCAGAACTCGGAGTTCAGATGGTGGAAGCGTAATGGATACAGGACGGGATGTCAATGAAAATTTTTATATAAAATTTTTTGGTTTTTGTTTTAAAAAAGGCATGGGGGGTGTTTTGTGGAAAACGTAGTTTTTGTAGGGTAATTATGTTTTGAGATTTTGATGGAAATTTTGGGATTACATTAGTTTTTGTAGGGTAATTATGTTTTGAGATTTTGATGGAAATTTTGGGATTAAGTGAGTGGAATATAGTTTATGCGCACCTGCCGGGATGTTAAATGCCAGCGGGGGGTTGCCCCATGGGTGGGGTCAGCAGAGCAGTCATTCTGCCCAGGCGACTGAGTTTTGACGTTAGCCACGCTGCATAACGTGATTCAATTAATTTAAAATATTTATTTGATTTTATTTATTTATTGTGTTATATTGTAGTTGTCATCGGTGATGCACCGATTGTTTATAACCTTAATTAATGAGAGTCTTATTATGAGTAAACCTACAGGATATATATTGTATAGAGGTAAAAGTCTACTTGATGGTAAACCAATTGTAGTGGTCGCAATCACTAAACGATCAAGCAATGTTAAGACGGGCGATGTTGTCCAGACTTACATACTCGCTGACAATGGGCTTAGCCCATTAGAGAATCTTAAAAGTCTGGGTGATGTGTCCATTTGTGGACAATGTCCACATCGTAGAGGACTGAATGGCTCATGTTATGTAAACGTCGGCCAAGGGGTGACCATGGTTTACAAATCATTAGTAAAGGGAAATTATCCCGTTTATGATCCGAGCGTAAATGATCCCGTATCGGGTAAAATGGTAAGATTGGGGACGTATGGCGATCCCGCCAGCGTTCCCCGTCATGTGTGGGATCTTTTACTTATTAATGCAAAAGGCCATTTGGGTTATACGCACCAATGGCAATCAGGAAAGGCCAACCATGTTATGGATCTATGTATGGCAAGTGCCGATAATGAGCAAGATAGAATAAAAGCAAAGCTGTTAAAATATCGTACGTTTCGTGTACGGTCAGCCAGCGAGCCAGTTTTAAAAAATGAGTTCGAATGTCCAGCGAGTGCCGAGCAAAATAAACGGCTTACTTGTGTAGAGTGTAAAGCTTGCTCGGGCGGTGTTGGCACAAATAAAGGCGATCCAGTTATCATTGTCCATGGCTCGCTTAAGAGCCGATTCATTCCAATGGTCGCATAAAACCAAATAAACCGATCCAAGGGGACATATGTCCCCTTTTTTATACCTGCAATCTTTAAGCAGTCATATCCTACTCAAACCGCCAAATAAACGAGGTAGCACATTCTTTATTGAACGAAAAAGAAAAAGTAATACTCAGACCTAGGTTTTAAATTATCGGGGCTTAAATCGATTATTTTTATGGCAACATGCATTGAATGCGATCTGGTAGCATTGGCATGGCTTGAAATTATATTTTATAGTGTTACAGCCTACGGTCTGCTTGTATTAAATGCACTTGTTGTGTACGTTTAAAAATGGCTTGTACAAAAAAGTCATGTTGGCAATTTGACGGCAACACCCAGCAAGGGCTGGGGCTGGGGGATTTGTTAAGTTATATTATTATTATTATTAAAATAAATATATATATATTCTAGACTTTTTAAAAATTCAACCTTACTAAAAGTAGGGTTATTTGGAGTTACCAATTTTTCAATCTAAATATAAATACTCTCTCAGATTTTAAATTATTTTATCATTCCCCATAAACATCACCCCACACCCTGCATACTCTCTACATTCCCACACTCAATTGACAACGCCCCTAATTTGTACAACTCAATTCTCAACGCACATACAAACCACTTTTTTTCAATCACGCATACAGTACGGCAATACTTGCGGAGTTTGTTGAGTTAAT